GTAGCTTGTGAACAACAAGTAATTGCATCGCATAAGTTTAATACATCTGGAGATTGGAAAAGCTTATGGCTAGGCGCACCATTTTTTTATCAGGCAGGAGCTATTGAGATTTATAGAGATGGCAACAAAGATAGAAAACTGGATAAAACTGTTAAAACAAAAGGTTGGTATGGCATAAACTTCCATCGTGCCGGGGCAGGCTCATTTGTTGATAATTGGTCAGCAGGATGTATGGTAGTGCCCGATGCTCGTTGGTTTGAGGCTATTAAAATTTTTCAACCAAATCAATTGATTAACTTCACACTAATCGAACTATGAGATGCTCGGTGGACTACTTGATGAAGAAGAACTAAAATATCTTTCAAATAAGTATTATGTCGAAGGTTATACCTTTACACCATTAAGAATGACAAATGGAACTTGGATTTTGCCCCTATATCAGATTTATTATAACGAAAACATTGACTGTTGGTGGGTCAAATTTTTACCTATAATTGAATACAAATAAATGAACACACTATTTTTACAAGAACCAATCCCCGGGTTCATCAATTCACTTGCTAACTATGGAGTTTTAGGCATTTTTGCAATTCTAATGATTGCCTTGATTTACTTTATGGGTAAGCAATTTTTTATTTGGCATAAGAAAAACGAAAATAGGATTCAGGAACTTGAAAAAAGACTTGAAGAATATCTGACAGAAGATCGTGGTAAGCTACTCGAGACAGTTGCCTCAAATAATCACGTTATCGAAAACAATACTTCGATGATGAAGAAGCTTCTAAACCTTGTTGAAAGACTTGAAAAAACTCACTAATATGTTTAACTTCCTTAAAGAAAGTACCGATGTCAGCTCTATGCGAGTGACATTATTCCTGGGAACTCTTTGTGTGTGCCTTTTGTGCATTGGAATTTTGGTGTACACAATCATTCACGCTGTAAAGTGTTCTTCGCTTGACTGGTCTGGAATGTCAATATTCTTGACTTCTATAGCAGCATTCACAGGAACTCTTTTATATGGCAAAGTACAGCAGAAAAAAGTAGAAAGTAATGATGATAAATAAGACCCTAAAGATATACGCATCAGGGAATATGGTAATTTTTACTGACCCTGACTACGGATTGATGCAAGCAGTACCAAAAGGTGCTATTCGTATCTATCCATTTCAATCTCCTAATGTCGGTTTTCAGTTCATAGACATCCGCACTATGAATGTTATCGCTCAGATTAGAGATTGGGGCGAAGTACAAGACTCAGGAGGTTCTGCTTGGGGAAGCGATTATCAAGATACCCTTGAAAAATTATGCTTGTTCTTTGATGTAACTACAGGAGCAGATACTTTGGCAGTTGTTTTGGCTTCAGGAAACAATGCCGGGGCATACGACATAGATATGAATGGACAGGATATTCTAAATGTCGGAAGCATCACAGGACTAACCTATAAACAAGTTATTCAACTCGCAGTTAGCGATGAGACTACAGCACTAACTACAGGCACAAGCAAGATAATATTCAGAATGCCTTTTGCTTTTACGCTCACAGCAGTTCGTGCGAGCTTAGGTGTAGCACAGACAAGTGGTAGCATTTTTACTGTAGATGTCAACCAAAGTGGTTCATCTATCCTGGGGACAAAACTGACTATTGATAACACCGAGAAGACATCAGTAACAGCAGCTACTCCTACTACCATAGTCACTTCAAGTCTTACAGATGATGCTGAGATTACCATCGACATAGACCAGGTAGGGGATGGAACAGCCAAGGGATTAAAAGTTACTTTGATAGGCACAATATAAAAAAAAGAGCATCCGAGTGAGATGCTCTAATTTTTTTACCACTTCCTGAGAAATTCTTCTAAAAGAATTACAAGAAGCATAAAAAAGAATCCAATAAAACAAATAATCACTATAGCCATTAGAACGGTAGATCGTCTTCTTCTTCACCGGCAGGAACTTCAGCATTCAAGATTGCAAGTTCTTCTGTAGTTAGGTTAAACTTTTCTTTTATCTGCGAAATTTTTAATTCTCCTTTTCTTACTTTTACTTTCATCGCTACCATTTGCGCTCCTGTAGGACTTGGTAAGTTATTCTGAACTTCATCCTGTTCGACTATCTTTTCTCCTTTAGAATTGATTTTACGCACATAAGAAGCAATAATATCGGTATAGTATTTACCTTCGTGTTCCCGGTAGGTAATTTTACCTTCAAGATAGCACAAATCTCCTTTGTCAGCTTTAAACTCTTTGAAGATAGTGCAGCGATGCCATTCGGTTTTATCCTGCCATTCGCCATTTTTATCCTTATAACTTTCTGATGTTGCTAAGGATAGGCTTGTGAGCTTATCTCCGCTCTTTGTATCCTTTACATCAATGTTGCCGATACGACCTATCAGCGATACTTTGTTTACCATTTCAATTGTTTTTAGGTTCGTTATACTTATACTTATTTCTTCGCTTTGGTTTCGGGGAATATGGCCCGAGGCTTTCAGTCATCAGCAACAGGCCAAGACCTGTGCTGAGACAAAAGAATGCTATCATTAAAACCATACTGAATCCTCCTCATCAGACTCATAAGCCTCCATTAAAGTTTCAGAAAATATGGTTTCAAGTTCATATTTGCTACGTTCAAACAAGATAGCAGCTTCTTCGATTGTGACCGATTTATTATAGTCAGTAATAAAGATGTCATCGAGTTCAAAATATGCTCCGTAATCGGGTTCTATTTGACATCCGTAGCTATCTCTTGAGCCTCTTTCTTCTTCGACAAATGTTCCTGTCAATCTTACATAAACTTCGTTTGTAGGGAAGTTGTCGCATTCCATATAAATGCCTGTGCTAAATGTGTTGTTGTTCATAACTTGGTAGTTTTAATTGTTAACGATGCACAAAAATAATAATATTTTATTATAGTGCAAATTTTTACAGCACATTTTTTAAATTTATTTGCACACATCTACCGATAAGACCTGGTGCAAATCTCGTTGTGCCTCTTTTCGATGCTCCTTTATGCCTTAGAAGTACAGTTGAATAGCTAATTGCCCAAGGTGTTCGACTCAAAATCATCTTGACCCAAGTAGATGTATTCAGAATCAACAGATATTTTTCTTTGTTTTCTTCTACAACTCTAAGTCCTAATCTCTGAAGCCTCTCATCTGCTGCCGATTGCTTTATTTTTGCCTGTGGTTCATATTCAGAAGCATATTCGACCAATTCACCAACTGTTACTGTTCCAATAAAATCTCCTTCGATGCGAGTTTCATTCTGCAAAATTGTCTGTAGGCATCTTTCTTCATCCGTTAAGTCTGCTGCTTGATTTAATAATCCTTTCATTTTTAGAAGTTCGACAGATTCTTCACAAGCTTGCTCAAATGTAACTACTTCATCGTTCCAGGTGTGCCACCATCCACCAAGCAATGCACCGAACTGGTCACCTGTTGCCCGATCATTCACAGCTTCTGTAATAACTTCCGTAAATATAGCAATGGACTGCAAGATGTTCGGCACAAGATTAACCATTCGTGCGATAAATCTGACACCAAAATCCTTATTTATGACTTCTTTCTTCTTTTTGTTGAGAATATTAAACTTCTCAGAATCTTGATGCTTTGCAAGTTCAAAGACCGTGAATCTTCTCTTGTCAGAATCGTTTACTAACTGCGGATTGATACTAACAAACAAGAAACAACTGCGGACAAAATAGTCCGTTGCCTTTCCATCCTTTCCACCTTTCGGGATTGCAGGAGATTTTTCAGAGCTTCCTGCCCGGGCAAGTGCAATAACTTCCTGCATTCGCTTTGCTGCATTCTCATCATTGCCTTCCGACTCATCAATCGTGACTGGCATAGCATCAGAATTGAGTTTCTGCCTTATCGCTGCCTCTGTCGCTGCTGTTCCTTGAGCATTGATTGAAAACTCTCCTAAGACCTGATGAATAATCTGTTCAAGTACATAGGTCTTTCCGTTCCCTCTTGGGCCTGTAATCCAAATGTGAGGCCTCCAAGATAATGCTCCACAAATTGGTGCTATCGCTAACCATCCTGCCAACATCTTACCATCTGCATCTGTCTGCCAATTGAGTCCCGACAAGATTTTTGTAAGCAAGGAACATTCGATTCTATCCATTGAATTTTCTATCGGAATGCGGATGTTCTTTCGCATCTCGTAGGTAAACTCCGTTTCAATGCTGCCAAGGTTGT